GGGGGTCCTCCCCTTGGTACTTTTTGTGGAAAGAACGAAGAGTTATTTCATTTATTTTATTTTATCAGTACCGTGTATTACGGTTTGAGCTGAGTCCAGAACATCGGACGCATATTTGCAAGGATAGTTTTTGGTGCATCGGCTTTACCGCGGACACCTTAGATGACGCCCCATGGGTATGTTGTTGGATAAGTGATTTCGGAGAGGCCTTAAGTGGCGGAGCGATCTCATATTCCTCAGTATCTGTTATTATATGATTCTTGCTATTTCACACTGGTTTTAGTACTATTAAGTCCTAGGAGAGTCTCCTGGTGCGGCGGTCCCTGCAACCAATGAATTACAACATAAAACGTAAAAACCTTTAGCCTACAAGCTTTCTTTCGCCTACTAGCGACCAAAACCAAAACCAAACCAAAACTTTTACAAAACTTTCGTTATTAGCTCAATAAGTAGTAATAGCAAACACTTTATAAATTGTATTTTAGAAAAGCATTCCTAATGGATAGATCCAACCGTTTACGATCTCCGTTAGTTAGTAGTGCAATTTCTTCCGATTCCGAAGAGGGGTCTTCTACCCTATACCGGAACAGATTTTTAGTAGTGAGTATGTCTGAGATCTCCGATTTGCAGAGACTTTGCCGTCTCGCAATCGAGAACCAGATTGCCTCATTCGATATATTAAGAGACATCAAAAACAGGATAGAAAATTTTGAAAATGCCAAAAATAGTGAGGGAGATAGTGATGACTGGGTACCTCAGATGGCTGTTACTTCTAATGACAGACCTGATGAGCAGTATACCGGCGTGACTTTGGATCTTGGAATGGATATAAGAAACTTTTTGCAGCGTATGGTGACTATGGACATTCATACTCCAGAACAGATTGAAGAAGCTTTTGTTGATTATGCTCAGGACTACTCACATAGAACTGGCATTTCAGTAGATACTATCATGATGAAACTCGTGGAGATGACTTTGGTGTCTGTACCACCCCATCTTCGCGATACTGATGAGTACCGTGAGATGATGCGAATGAATGAGGCCCAGCAGTGGGTTCCCCAATTTGATTGGGGCCCTACTTTGAGTCTTGACCCCAATGCAGCACAATTACTGCAAAATTTGTTTCAAAATTTGATAACTACAGCTACGGATGGATCGGTTACCGTGAATCATACCCTTGATTATGATCGGTTAGCCACATCTATAAATTCTGTACGTGTTAATCACGATGTACCCGCAGTTTCGGGTATTTGGCAGAAATTGATGGATCCAGATAATATTTTAGTTGACGTCGGTTCTCTCGTCGTCCTAGTATTCACTTTCTACAAAAGCTATCATGAGCAAGGCTCTACATGGCGAATGGGTTTCTTTGCGACTTGTGCATTTATGTTCATACGCAATCCGACCGTCGGAAGGTACCTTGATACCTTCAAAGAAACTTTTAAGAAAAGAGAGGCAACTTCTGATGATGAGTACGTCGAGCAATTCAATTTTGAGAACGTCTTCTTGACTGGAATTATGGGGTATCTTTATACTACCGTAGTGGCCAGGCTGGGGAGTGGTATCTCCTTGGAAAAATTTATTAAAGAAACAGCAAGTTTTGAGAAGTACAAGAGATCTACGGAGTTTACCTTCAATTTCGTTCTTGATTTGATACAGAAGGCCCTCAATTGGGTTTGTGAGCAGTTAAACCTTAAGAAATTTGAGGTTGCTCGCGATCCATGGCCTGATGCGTCAGCATGGTTGGAGGAAGCATCGGCAGTTGTGACCGAGCACGAAAGAACGCTCGAGTGCACCTATTCTTTATTCAACAGAGTGATTGCTCTGAGGAAGAGAGGGGAGGAGCTCAAACGCATTGCCGAAAAGAGACGAGAGTATGACAAGCACTATAAGTACATATGTGATGTAATGTTTGAGCTGGGTGGTATTTTATCACGCCTTCAAAGGGCGTCAATTATTGCCACCGGACCCAGAATAGAACCAGTTGGTGTTATGATAGCGGGCAATGCTGGGGTGGGTAAAACCACCTCATCAGGCAACGCCATGTTGGACATCACCGCCCAAATTTTGGAGCCATCCGAGCTCGATCGTTTTGTTGAGAACCATAACGACTTCATCTACAACCGAGTTTCCGAAGAAGAATTCTTCACTGGCTATCATGGCCAGACAGTATTTAACTTTGACGATATCGGTCAAACGAGAGATGTCGCTGGTGTACTCAACACACCATTCATGGAAAGCATACGTGCAATTAATTCAAATAACTACATTGTTCACATGGCAGCTTTGCCCGACAAGGGTACCGTGGCTTTTAATAGCAAGCTAGTATGGGCCACGACAAATCGAGAAGTATTTTCCAAGGACATCGATTCACTTTATATTCCTGACGCCTTCATTAGGCGTTGGACTGCGTATTGGTGTGCCCCTCGTGTTGGATACTGTGTCGACGATAAACTTCAAGTGAAACAGCGAAAGCTGGATATCACGAAGATTGACCCTGATGACATAGAGTTCCATCACTTGGAATGGTATCCGTATAACATTCGCAATGGCGATATTACGGGTCCCTCAGTTACTTATCGAGAATTTGTGGACCAAGTTGTGGCATTGTACAAACATAAATTTCAATGGGGCAAACGCCTCCTTGACAATAACCAAAAGACGAAACTTCGCGCCATAGCCCGAATCCGTAAGGAGAGGGACGACGATCCTGTTGTCCCACAAATGGGCATTTTCTCTGACGAAGAATGGATTTCTGATGGCGGAACTAAGCGGACCCTACGTGACCGAGTAAACCTAGGTCGCATCGATATGAATCGAGTCCAACAGGACATAGATAACGCTTACTACCCCCAAATGGATACATCTGGAGATGCAGATGAAGATATCGGAAGCAGCTCTAAGAATCCCCGACCTCCGTTGATCGGACTACAGAAGGGAATAGCTAAACTTGCAAATCCCAAAAACCTGAAGGCGTATAACGCGTACAGGCAGATGGAGCAAGCAAGGCAAGCTGCGGAAGTTGCAAAAGCCGATTATGAGCGTAAAATGAAAGAGCACGAAGAGCTTTATTCAGTTCCAGGATCATTTGAACCCCTTGAGGGTGAGAAACTCTCTGAGGGTTTCTTGTATGTAGAACCGGAAAGGCTCTGGGTGTATCGATTCATAAGAAGACGCTGGCCTGGACTCTCCGAGGAGTCGGCCTATCAAATAGCCGCGAGCTATGATGGACCGTGTTCCTTCACCGTCCAGCCTGGGGATACTATAAATCCCTATGCGAAGGTTGAGCCATACATTGTCAGTCACGTAGTTGAGATCCTTGAAGGAGAAGAGCGGCGTAGTGCATCGAACAAAACTAAACAAACTCTCCGGGATTTACAATCCTGGTTGAGCGAAAAGGCTAAGACCCATCAGGGTCCTATCTTGAAGTCTTTGGCCGCCTTAGGCGGTGTTGTTGCAGTATTGGGGCTTGCCAAAGTAGTTTACAATATGTTTGCAAAATCTGATAATCCCACCCCGCAGTCATCGTGGAGGCGTGGGACGGTCAATAAGCAAGCTTTGTTGAAAGCGAAGGTTAAATTAGTTAAAACCAGAAAACCCGGTAGAACCGGAGGACCGAAAGGCCACCAACAAAGAGGTGGCAGAGATTATTCGATGACGGCCGAAATGGGAACTGATGTTGCTGAAGATGCGCAGCCGCAAGGTTGCATAGATCAAGCAACTGATGACATCCTTTTGAAGTTGTATCGAAGGTCCATGTATCTTGTATCGTCAGAGGGAATCTCTACCCGTATGGGGTATTTGACAATGCTTTGTGGCAATATAGGCATCGTGCCAATGCACTTTTGGTGCACGTGGCAGCAGATGCAGATCGATGCTGGCAAAGATTTGGTTCTCAGTTTTAAAAGAATTGGGAATGATACCTGCACAGAGGTTCTCTTGAATGACATTGAGTGTTGGACTGCTGATGATCTATTGGATAGGGATTTGGCTTATCTTTTAATGCCCGTGTATTTCGATAAGGGTCCTGATGTTCGCAAACACTTTGCGACCCGTAAGGATATTCCGAAGGACCGTTTCAATGGCACAATTTTGTTACCTAGAGATGGGATCCTGAGATCATTCAACACTGATATGTCCTACAAAAACAATATGGAGTACAGTGATTGGGAACTGCCGGACAGTTTTGAATATGCCATTGCTACTAAGGATGGCGATTGTGGAACTTGGATTGGCATGAACAATCCAGCCACTGGTACGAGAAAGATCCTCGGCATGCATGTCGCCGGCAAGAAAGTCGGTAATTATGGCTGTGCCGTTGGAGTTACTTGGGACGAGATCGATGAAATGGTTTCGTTGATTGAAGAATCAACAGGAGTTAAGCAGATTACGGAGGAATGGATTCCCCAGATGGGAGATCTTCCCCTAGTTGAACCGCACAATCGGTTCACTACGCTCAGTATCGAAGAGAAGGGCGTTGTTGCTCCCATTAACACTGTTTATAGGAAGTCTGTCCTTGCGCAGGACTTTGCGGCTGCTGAATTTGCACCTGCTCGCTTACGACCCTTTAGAGTTGGAAATGATATTATAGATCCCTGGATTAACGCCAGAGTGAAGTATAATCTATCAACTAGAGCTATGCGAATGGATGTGCTTACGATGTGTGCCGATAGCTACGCTAATAGGATGTTTTCTCATTCTCATGACAATGCAATTATACCAAACCGCATTTATTCATTTGAGGACGCTGTGCGAGGCTTGCCAGGAGTACCGTTTGCGGACGGTATACCCCGGAATACTTCGCCTGGCTATCCTTGGGTGTTAACGCGACCTAAGAATGCCAAGGGCAAACATTACATGTTTGGGGACGAGGGTGATTACGAGTTTACCTCGACGCATTGCGAAGACGTGCGAAAGCGCGTCGAGCATATAGTTGAGGAAGCTAAGAAATCCCGACGCCTCAAGCACGTATATGCGGACTTTTTGAAAGACGAGCGTAGACCACTTGAGAAAGTAGCCACAGGGAAAACGCGCCTCATAAGCGCTAGTCCCATCGACTATCTCATAGCATCTAGGATGTATTTC